AGATACAGATTCCCGGTTGGCGTACATGTTGCCAATCATTAACAACATAGCGTGAAGAAGAGGTTGAGGGATCTCCCCTTCCTCAGCTACGATATCATCAAAAGTTCTGTCTATGTGCTTTTCAATGATTTCTTTGGCAACACCTTCAAGATACTCAAGATAAGCATCATCTGCTTCATACTCACTATCTATGTTCAAGTGAGTTTTTATAGTTTCTTTGTCGATTAACATAGACAGAAGATATTAATGTTTAGGCCTGAGTCTTACCGAATGCAAATGCCTCGGGACGGATAACAGCAGCGTCAACGAATGCGTTAACGACGATAGTCACAACACCGTTACCAACAGATGCAACATCACGAACAACATCCAACTGAACGTTATCCCATGTAGCGATCACCAGATTGCTGAAGTCACCGTAGATAAACTTAGCATCAGCGATATGAGAAGTAGCCAGGACGGGAGTACCATCGATCTGACCAGCTTCCATAACGAGCTGTGTGCTCTTGCTTGACTTAGCCATGGCACGGAAATCACCCTTAGCAGCGGGAGACATGATATACTTCATCTCACCGTAAACATTAGCTGTCTCAACACCAGCCTCAAGAGCGGTCAGACCAGCAAAATTCTCAATCAGAACAGGAGTAGCACCATAGAACATACCAGCAGGCTGTGTGGTAGAACCAGCAGCACCACCGAGAATAGTAGCCTCCAGCTTAGCTGACAGGGCCTTAGCGATGTCTGCACGGATAGCATTCTCAACACCGATAGAATCCTGAGCCAGGAGTTCCAGTGAAACAGGATACTTAGCGGTCAGACGCTTGGGTGACAAGCTCTTTGAACTGAATGCACCACTGCCATCAGAAGCAGCACCAGTCTCAGCTGCCCAGTTCACAGATACAGCTGACATCAGAGGAATCTGAACGTTGTTCTTGATACCTGAAATATACTTAGCACCGGCCTGAACCAGCACATTCTTTGCACGAAGAGGCTCCCAAATGTCATAGATATCGGTCTGTACAACATCCTCACCCTCATCGTTTACTGTGTAAGCACGTACCTCAGCGAGGTTAATCTTCTTACCAGTCTCATAAGCATTACGCAGCTCTTTTACAAGGCTATACTTAACTTCCATTTTACGTTTATTTAAATTTATTGGTTTATTTGTTTCCTCACTGAGGGTACGTTCCTCGGTGGGTTTTTCTTCAATCTTAGGTTCTTCAGTGGCGGGAGCTTCCTCTTCCTGAGGTTGTTCCTCATTCACTGGTTCCTCAATAGGAGCAGGCTCTTCAACGGGTTTTTCCTCACCCAATGAACGGAGCTGTTCCTTGATATTATCAAATTCTTTGAGTTCATCCTCATTGAGATCACGGATTTCCTGCTTGCAGAGAGAAATAATCTCTTGGGCACGCTTAATCAGTGTCTCCTGGAGTTCCATCTTCTTTTCCATTCTCTTGAATATCGATTTTAAGCTCTTCTACTTCCCTCATCATAGAGTCGAGCTTATCGTTTAATTCTTTGGCAGCATCGAGAACCTCCTGTGCACGAGTAGAACAAGAAGTGGTTGGATACGCTGGAGTCCAGACACACGAGACATCATATAGTCTATCAATTTTACTGATAGTTCTATAGAATTTACCCTCTTTCTGGGTCCACTTATCACCTTTACCATCAGCAGGTAGGGAGAATGCGAAAGATGATGAATCCATTTCTCCTCTCTTGATATGCTCCAAAAGTTCATCCCCAATCTGGGTATGTGGAGCCTCAAAAGTATAGAAAAGGCCATCGTCACGCAATTCTAGGATGAGCGATCCATTACCAAATCGTGATCTTGCCAAAACAGTATCCTCTCGATGATCAAATCGGGCAAAGATGTCTGACTTCCGGATAGTTTCCTCTGTGATAGCACCAGGTAAGATAGTTTCAATGAAGCCCATATCAGCTGAAGGTTCATTAAAACGGACTGCATAGCCCTCGACTATTCTTGATTCTTGGCCATCACTCAGACTTCTTATCTGGATCGTCGACGTCCTTGTCTCCATTTCCGTCTGGTTTTTCATCTTTCTTTCCTATTTTATTATCGTCTATCTTCGTATAGGCTACAATCAGGTCATCACAACCCTCCTTGGGAGGTAATCCTAAAGTCTGTCTAGCCTCATTCGTGGTCATGATACCGGATGAGACTAATTTCTGGAGATATTCTGCCTGTGACTGATGATCACCCCTGATGAGGACTGTTTCATCCAGGTCAATGACAATATTTTCTCCGGGTTTGACTAATTTCCTATTAAATTCTCCCTCGATGAGCGAGATATAAGGGGTAAGAGTTCTCGTGATGAACTCAATATTAGCTGCCTCGATGGATTTATATGATGCACCAGCCTGATCTCCAAGGAGAAGAGGATTCATATTGAAATATCTAGCTATCTCCTGTACGTTGAATACACGAGCTTCCAGCATCTGTGACTCATTAGCATTACTGGAGATTGGTTGATAAGTCATATCATCATCTAGGATGACAAGACCAGAACCACTAGAACCAGAATGTGTCTCAGCGAAGGCATTTCTTGCTTGTTCTTTCGATCCTCGACGAGCTCCTTTTATGGTTAATACTCCCTGAAGAGCACAACCACTAGAATAATACTTACTAGCAGTCTTATCCGTGGCTTTAGCTAGTTCAAGAACCGTATTGGCATAGGAAATCAGTGATCTTCCTCTAACACCATCGTTTAGGGCGTTCTTATAGAGGTGAATCATATCCTCAGGGTTTATTTTTCCCTTGATTGTATTGGATGTATAGTAGAGATCCTGAGCATATTTGTTGTAATGAATCTGTACATCTCCATACTCCTGATAGATTAGATTAATGGGTGTACCGTCATCTGCTCTCTGAATGTAAGCATAAGCATTACCCTGAAGGATGACATCTGTGATAAGTTTCTTGATGAAGTTAAACTTACCAATCAGGGTGCTCTTAAAGACTAAGTTTAGAGGATGATTAGTGTCTATTTCCCTCTCCCTCTTGATTTGAATTGGGAGTTGGGCTACAGAGTTACTAATCAACTCTAGGGCAGCAAAGAAAGCTGAGAGTGAAGTAGCTGATCCGTCTAGGGTATAAGTACCAAAAATGACGGATGTGGCTGATACTTCCTCCTCCAAGCCTCTTTTCTCTTGTTGGGTATTGTTTTTATTAAAAAGGTTACCTAAGAATCCCATAAAGTTATGCGGTTAGGACTTCTCCATCGGAGTAAGTCGTTTTATTAAGGTATGTACCAAGTGCTTGAATCATAGCTATAACAGGGTCTATCTTCTTTGTCTCATCTCCGACTGTCTTTGTTGGTTTACAGTTACCATTGAAGTCAGATTTGATCTCCACACACTCAAAACACCATCTCACGGCTGGGTTATAATCAATCACTACTTTCCCTTGCTTCACTAACATCTCAAAATTCTTGGTAGGTCTATTGAAATTACCTATCGTCTGAGAGAATGGGAATAAGGGGAGACCTTCATTAGTAGCGTTGATAGCCCATTGTGTGGCATTCCAAGAGTCATAACCAATTCCAGGGATATAGAGTTGGTCATAGATGGAGATCTGATCCTTCAAGATGAAATCATAATCCACAACATTACCTGGGGTAGAGATAACGAATCCTTGTGCCTTCCAGAGCTTATAGAAATCAGAGTTCACAGAGCTTTGGATAGTGTCATTGGGGAGATATAACCAAGACTTGAAGATATATTTATCCGGGTATAGCTTTCTATCGGGGTTAGGTGGGAACATGATAGAGGTAGCCGTTAAGTCAGATACGGCTGATAAGTCTACACCCATCCATGCCTCTTCATCCTGGAAATCCTTGAGGTCTATATTCTTGAAACAAGAAGTAATAATCTCATCGGGAATCCAGACATCCCTTGATTGACAGAAGATATTGAAGTTCTTCGTCTTAACACCGACCTCTAGGGCAGGGTTATTGATGGCTGATTGTACTTGTTCCTTGAGGTATTCAGGGAATACGGTCTGACCAAGGGAAGGAGCTGCTTTAATCCAGTTCTTTTCCTCTTTCCAATCATCCTCGGGATCCAGTTCATAGATAGCTGCAAACTGGGAATCATCTGTTTTATTCCCCTCTAGGATGTCTATACAGGTCTGTCTCATAGTATAACAGGGATATGGAGCAAGGAGGAATCCAGCGGTCGTGATAACAATCATTAGCGGTTGCTCACGCATACCCTGTGAGGAGACAAGGACATTATAGAGATCCCAATTCTTAGCGGCATGGAACTCATCTATGATACCACAAGAACAGTTATAACCATCCAAGCCAGCAGTATCAGTGGAAAGAACCTGTATCTTAGATTTGCTCTGGGGAATCATAACAGAATCTCGATATCTCTTAAAGAGTCTACCTCTCGAATCTACACTCTCACAGAAGTTAGCTGTCATATCAAAGGCAATCTTAGCCTGTTGACGAGAGTTAGCCAGGATATCTACCTCAGCATTACCCTCACCATCAGCTACGGCACATAAGATACCTATGGCAGAGGCTAGGGCTGTGTTATGGGTAGGAGTAAATCTAGGACCGGCCAGGTAGAGATGACTTGGGGAATCAACCTGAATACACTGGACTGGTTCCGTCTCGACAGGAGATATATACCTGATGAACTTCTTTCCCAGGCGAGGGGATAAGGACTCTTTCAGGCGATTATATTTCCGGAATAGACAGAAACATGGGAAGCTTTTAGGGGTATAGAAGGTAAACTTATTATAAGATCTACCTCCCGTCACCTTCACTGACCTATGATATTTGATTCCCAGAGAGGATAAGAGTTCAGCAAAATCATCAGAGAGTTCTACACTCTTCTGGACGAACTCACATTGTCCTTTCTCTGATACATATCCATCTGTATCCATTAACCCTTGGAGGAGAGCTAATCTCTGTTCGATGGACCCCTGGAGGTACTCTGAGGGGATATGTTTCCGATAGAATACACCAACTGAGATTAATTGATGACGAAGGAGAGAATTATCTTTATGCTTGTCTCCGGCAAAAGATACCGTTAGACAGTTATGCCCTTCGACGACTTTATAATAGCCGTACATGAATTTGGCGAAATCATACAGCTTAAGGTCCTCTAAGGATACTGAGAAGTTTGGTCTCCCTATGCTACCATCTCCTAGCCATAGTCCGAGGATGT